CAAGGTTCTGCATGACCGATGGGTCAACCTGAACCAATATCTGAGCGGCACTCATAGCGGTCATAAATGCCTGAGAAACACTAGCCCTACGACTCACAGCCATTGGACTAATGTAGTTTATCTTAAACGGAGTACCCTGAAGGGCGGCTGGCATCTCAGAAACCCTGCCCGTTTGGAGCATCCAATTGAACGTCCTCTTGATAACAGGGTTTAACCACTCTGCGTACAGCCGTGAGAGAATGGGAGATACAATCAAAAGCCCCTGCTGCCTACGCTCAATAATCTCTGTGGCAGTCATTCGGTCGTTCTGGGGAAGGCTTAGGCGATCAGCAAAAAACGCCTTCTCAATCTTCTCCTCTTCCCTCTGCATGAGTTCGTGACCGATATCTGGACGCGCCCCGCTGTTGAAGGGTTGGGGTACATCCCTAGTTCCCTGTCTAACGTACATAATGGAGCCTGGAGAGGTTCTTATAGGTCCCTCCATAGTTCCAGACCCTACAATCACAGGAGGGCGTATAGCGAGTTCAGAGGCTTCTAGCGTCGTCCTAGCCATAGCGTTAAGAACGCGGATACTGGGCAAAACCTCCATTGCTGGTGAACGCCCATATACCTCTTCAGCCGCCTTGCTCCACCTCACTATGATGTATGGGTTGTTGTTGAAGCCACCCTCTTGTAGGAGGTGCTTCTGTTCAACTTCTATGTAGCATGAACCCCATGGTTTGTTTAACTTGTCAATCTTGCCATACTCTCTATCCATTCTTAGATAGACCTGATGGAGTAACTTGACCTTTTTGTCCATAGTGTCGGGGTCTTCGAACATATCCTTACACTTGTCGCTTACATTCTCTAAGCCAAACTCCTTAACCACCTCCCAGACGGGCATCTCAAACTCTCTGAACACGTCGGTTATATCACCAGAATCATTGGAGTTCAGGTAGATACTGCTAAGATTTCTTGCTTGATACCTAAGTAGACCATCCTTCTCTTGCACAAGTATTACGCCAGTTCCGAAGGTTACTAGATCCAAGGCAATCTCATGCCCAGATACAGAGAAGTGGGTACTTGTATTGTCAAAATAGGAAAGCATTCGGTTGGTAGTGTCATACAGCCAACTCTTTACTTCTTGTAGTTTGTTGAGTTCTTCGTCTTCGGTGACGAGTTCGAACCAGCGGATACCCGTATTAAAGAGCATCCCCTCGAGTGCGGCAGCAAGTTGGACAGCAGCCTCTGGTGCCGTCGTATTGTATATACGACCACGGCGCTGGCTACCCTTGGTGACGTCATGGGTAAACTCCCGAGTAGGCAAGACAAAATCTGCAACATCCTGCCAATGCCTGTCCCAGTTATTTCTATCAGCCTTTGCCCTCTTAAAGGCTTTGATGACGGACTCTGGTTTTTTTTGTTTGTCTTGCTTAGCCATTCTTCTTTTTCCTTTTTTTGGGCTTGGGACCAGTCTTCGACATCCCCTTAGGCTTTTCCCCTCTATTTGAACCCGCATCCATTAAAGTCACTCCGCCGCTTTCGGCTTTCTTTACTCCCTGAATCATAGACACCCTGTGGTGGACATCTTTACCATCTCCCACCCTGGCAACGCCCTTCTCGATTGCCTGACGCCTTGCCTTGTTACGCGCAACACGCTTCTTAACTTCCTTGGGCTTCTTTTGGGCGTTCAACTCATTCTTATAATGAGGCTGACTTTTATATCCTGGTTTACGAGAAGCCATATTATCCGCCTAGCAGGCTTCCGCCCTCTCCAGTGCCTTGAGTACCGCCGCCAAGCATAGTACCCCTGCGCCCTTGATATTGAGATCGTTTACGCCTTTGAGCGTTCTGCGCTGCAGCCTCGCCCGCACCCTGCCGTGCAACTGATGATGTTGTCTTTGGTGCTATTGGAACTGGTGGTGGTGGTGGTGGTGGTGGTGCTGGTGCTGCCCCGCCTCCTCCGAGAAGACCCATTGCTAACATTGGCATAATATTTCCTATTACTCCGCCCATTTTACTACTCCCTAATAATCACTGAGTGGACTGTAGCCTTCGTAGTCCACAACACTTTGTTTAATGTCTGTCTCGTCAACGTAATTCCTTGCACAACGCAACATCATTACCGCATAACGAGTGGCAGACTCGATATCATCCCTTTCAGGATGAATTTTACCATCTTTTCTGTGAAGCATACGCTTCTCTTCAAACCATTCATTCAAATGTCTAAACACCTTAAAGCGACCTGTACGCATCCGTTCCAGTATCTCCAAGGTAATTGGCTCCCTTGACTGTCCACCACCTTTTATGTCGTCGTATCTCGCAGAGAAGCCCAACATATTTACACCATGTGCCACATATTGGTCTTTTAGGGCAACCCCACCACCTTTGTCTCTTATCATGCCGTCGTGTGGGAACGATACTGGTATCCACTTTCCACGGCTCATTATTGCCTGAGAGTGGTAAGCAGCCGTTTGACCCCGCTCTTTGTAACAATCATAAACATAAACAATATCTGAGTCTGCATCATGAGCAATCCAACAGGCTGCGCCTGGGTGATCTATACCAAAGTCAATGCCACAAATGCGCCTGAAGTGGTCGGGTATCTCAAATGCGTCACACATAATCATCTCATCTGGCACATTGTAAACACCACCAGAACCCATCATAGGTATGCCCTTGGCGCGAGTGTCTCGTTCATGTTCAGGATAACTAGATAGCAACTGTGCTTTAGCATCTTCGTCTAGGTGTGGTGCTTCGTCCCACGTTACATTCTTGTAATAGATACCCCTGCCACCATCTGTGAAGTGTTTGATAACATCAGACAATCCGAATAGTGGGGTACGTGAGAATATTACTAATCCGTTTCTGTCGAGTGTTCTGGTAAGAGACTCAGTGTAAATCTCATAGTCGGTTGGTTCTTCGTCGAGCCAAACTCCGTGTCTAGCAACACCTTGGAACTTAATCGGTCCCTGTTCGTAGGACTTGAAAGTGCATAGGCTCGTACCACCAGAAACGTGCTTAACACGAATAGCGTCCATGACGTTGGGTACGCCACATTGCCTCCAACCATAATCAACAATGCAACTAGCAGGAATCCAACCCGTACCATCTGGCGCCTTCTCCCCTTCAATCATGTTGCCCACCAGGGCAAGTTGTAGAATATCTCTACATAGTTCGTTAGTTGGTGCTGCAACAATCCAATCTGTGGGTGTAGTAAAACACCTGCCCTTCCACCACTTTGGATAGAGACCAGTTAGGTGTATAGCAACCTCTGCTGCGGCAGTACGAGTCTTGCCAACACGGTTGCCAGCAATAATTGCACGCTCCTTGTGGTCGTACCCATGATCGTGGAAATCTTTCTGCCATTCATAGGGACCGCCCACCCCACCATTGTCATGTGTTTCACTATACAACTCCACGAGTTGGTTCTGCGTGGTAGAAGTGTCTAACTCTTGCAAAATTTCTAGCAGTTCTCGTTCTACGTCAGGCACATTGACCCCCTTCTGGTGTGGTAACCTCAATAGCGGTTGATGGCGTCCAACACATCCAACTAACCTTTATCCAGGTGGGATCTACTACAGTCTCTGTAAGTAATTTTGAGAATACGGCGCCATAATGGAAAAGCCAAATATAGGCTGCTGTCCTGCTCTGCTTGCAGTCTATGGTTGCAACATACATCGAATTATTGGTAGCGTTATTCGATGAGTTGTTCATATCTGTGACATGTGCAATGCCCATTATATTCGGCATATTAATACCATGAGTAACAATATTATCTGACATCCCTACCCAATGAGGTTGTGCATTCTCTATGTGACCCGAGTGATCTGATTGATTTGTAGGGCAGAAGCCTGGCTCCTGCTCCCATACGCCAATCTGCCCAGCATTGCCAGGTTTAGTAAGAGACTCGGTTCCCCAGGCGGCGGCTAACCACTTTGCACTTCTCGCTGGCGTACTGGTGATTACATTTAATCTAGGACGTAAACTCGACGTCCCATACTCAGAAGAGGCATAGTTGTTCCACAAAGATGGAGAACTCTGCGTCTGTGTAAATACCAAGATGCTAAGTATACCGTCGCGATGGTTAATAGCATCATGCAGTAAATACGTGATATCCCACTCATACCTTGCACCCACGGGATCTGTACCTATTCCTCTACTCTCGGCTGGATAGCAGTGAATGTCATAGTCTACGTTATTAAATGCACCAGCCCCACCAGTCCACGCAACACCATCAGACGCCTCATTCCAAGTCGCCTCGCCTTCCACCCAGTCTTGATTCAGCCTCCCAGCAATAAATGTATAGGCATTTGTACCACCAATCCCATTTAACTTATAGAGAGAGAGTTCTGCTTTTACAACTGCATCTAGGTTCAGTTCCAAGGAAGACACGTCTACCTCGATAAGCAACTGATTGGTCCTAGTGGATGTTTTCATGATATTAAAACTGGTAGCCGAACCGTAAGATGTCGTAGGATTGTTGCTGTCTATGTATGTCTCTTTGTCAAACGGCAAGCCCACCTTAGTCTCTTTAGCGTTCTCCCCCGACCACAATGAAAGGACATAACGCTTATCGACATGAGTTGTCTGGTCTGGATCTACGGGTATTTGCTGCGTCTCTTCCCAAGTAACCGTGCCACCCTCTTGCGATATTATAGAATAATAATCAGGAACATTGCCTGGGTCAGGTAGATCACTAACCACCCGCCACTCAATATCATCTCCTGCAGAATTAGTCGAAAGAAATTTTGGCACGGTGGGGAATACGGGAGCGTAAAACCCCTCAGCCACAGCAACTGGTACCGCGCTTTGGCTAACCTTCATAATCTTGCCAGTTGAAGCAAATGGAAGAGTTGCATGATGTTTCCAATAGACCGAACCATCCGTGCCGTGTGCTGCTAACGCACTGTTGTTGTCTACCCTGTCATACGTTGGCGGTATATACCCGCCCAAACTATGCCTTGCCTGCATATACATATGAGTAGCCATATCCTTACTCTCTACGGGAGCCGCCAGAACCTGTATTCGCGCGCCATCTGCCTGGAATGTCTCGAGGGTCGCCACGATTGTCTCCTGACTCTGACAAGACACCGATCTCGTTTCATACTCTAAAACGTTAGGGTCAACTGCATTGACAAAGTTCTTAGGTTGAGTCCTTGAAGATACCC